CACCGACCGGTTCACCGTTGTTGTCGGTCACTGGGTTGGTTGCGTAGGTTCTAAAGAAGAGATTTAATCCATCAACTACAAGGACTTTATCCTTCATCGTCTGTTTCTATTTCGGTATTATCGTAATCTAATTCATTACTACGATACCTCATTATTGTTTCTCTACAGATTTGCTGATACATATTCTCACGGATTTTTGGATTACTCTCTAAGAAATCTGCGAAATCCTTTGCTTGGAATTTATGCTCATCGTTAATTTCACCAGTCTCAAAATCAACATCAGTGTATGTATACCAAGCTCCTGATTGTTTAACTAAGTTGTTCGCTTTCATAGTTTTCAACCAAGAGGAGTAATCATCAATACCTCTATCAAAATAAATATCGAAATCTGCTTCTCGTTGTGGAGGTCCTAATCGGTTCTTGATTACCAATGCTCTAGTCTGAACACCAATAACACTATCACCAGCAGAGGACTTCTTCTTTATTTTACCGATTGATTTCAACCGTAATCTTACAGATGCGTGGAATTGTAGTGCTTTACCACCACTCGTTGTATATTTGTCTCCAAACATAACACCAAGTTTTTCACGTAATTGGTTGGTGAATACTAAACATATTCTCTCTCTACCAATCATACCTGTAATCTTTCTCATTGATTTACTCATAATGAGAGCTTTTGCGGTTGCGTATCCATCTTTACCATATTCACTATCCATTTCAAGTTCCGTAGATGCGGCTGCCACCGAATCCACTACAATAGTAACTAATCTATCTTTTTCATTACTACGAACTTTCTCAATGATTACATCAATGGTCTCGAAGATACGTTCAACGGTATCAACTGAAATGTAAAGTAACTTTTCTACATCTACCCCGATTGCTCGTAAGTATTCTTGTGATACAGAGTTTTCAGTATCAATGTAAACAGCCACTCCACCTTTCTTTTGTGTGTTAGCTAAAAGGTGAGCCGATACAAGTGATTTACCACTTTGTTCCAAACCAGTGATTTCAGTAATCCTACCAACAGGAACCCCACCGTGGGGTATGTTGGAGATTGCCAAATCCATAATGGATGAACCAGTAGAAACCCACTCCTTAATATTTGAGGGTGAATCTTCCGCCACCCCCAAATTATAAGCTATCGTTTCGCCTTTATATTTCTTGTTTATGCCATCCGCAAGGATGTCAATCAAGTCATCTCTCATAATGACCTCTTAGATTATGAATTAAACAAATCATCAAAAGCTGATTCTACTTCTGATGTTGCTGCTACCACAGGTTCTTGTTTCTTTGGTTGTTCTTGTGTTTCCTGAACAGCTTCGGTTGTTGATTCTTCGGCTGATTCAGTAGAAGTTTCACCATTGAGGTAAGAGTTTAATGCTTGCTCCAATTCGGAATAAGCTTGTGGTGTATATAACTCCGTAATAGGTGTTTGTTCTTGAATGAGTTCTTTTAGTTTAGAAACATCATCCAATGCTTTGGTCTGATTTGGTTTTACACGGATAGTTGTTTTTGGATAGCCCTGCTCGGGTTTCTCAAATTCAATCACAATATCACGTCCTGTTTCAGGGTGTGTAATATCACCGTAATCAGGGTCAGCAATGTAACCTAATAGTTGTTCATATACTTGTTTACCGAATCCCCAGTATTTGATTCCTTCACCTTCTTCACCACGAACTAATACAGGAACATAGGTTCTCATTTTTGGCTCAAACTTTTTAGATTGAATATAAGAATCTCTGTCCCCTGATTTTCTTAGGTTCATAGCGAACTCATAAATTGGGTCATTATCACCAAATGACATTGGAGAAACAAAGTTCTTACCAGCGAAGTCATAGTGGAAATAAAGTTCAATGAATGGATTTTCAGGTGTTTCCTTATACGGTAGGATTCTAACCGTTTGTGAACCAGGTGATGGTTTCCACAAAAGGTTCTGTCGTGTGTTTTTGTTCTGTAACTTATCAAGTTTTGCCTTGATGGCGGATATATCTAATGACATATAGGTATCCTCACTTATTAATTGTTAATTGTTATTTTGTAATTACTAATATACTAATAAATATCTATGGAATCAAATTTCCCTAACGGAATCCAATTTTGTAGGTATTTGTCGTAAACCGTAATCATCCGTTAATAATATGGAATTTCTGTATTGATTCCAATTTATATCGAAAGAGTGGTCATACACTCCAACCTCA